TTGGCTTTAGGCAGGTCTCCGGACTTAATCCGGTCATAGATGAAGGTTTTACCAAAGCCAGTATCAGCCATGATGAATTTCAAATCAACCAGTGAATCAGGTTGTAGTTCGTGTTGCATGAGTGCTATCTCCGAATAGGGAATCGAACCTGCAAATCAGGCAATAAAAAGCCGCATTGATGCAGCAATGGTAGGTCTGGATATCTTGAGAAATGAACAGGCCTCATCGAGTGTGAGACTGTGGTTAGTCCTTGCGTAGCTCGCTGATTCTTCTGTAAGTCTCTGGTGCTTTGTTTCCGTGTATCTTCATTTCAGACTTCAACAGAGCAACGAGAGAATCCCATTCGTTGAGGATGCCTTTGAATGCCGGAACGCGCTTTGCAACCTTGTCGAATGAATCTCTGATTTCTGGAATCTGCTCAACAAGTGCAACGCATCGCCGGAAATCGGCTGCGTCATGTGGAGCGCCGAAGTAATGACCATAGATATTCTTTTTCAGTCCACATGCGATTGAGGCAAGAGTTGCGCTACTGATGCCGACATCGCCAGTCGATTGCCATTTCAAAACCTTCATAGCCAAATCTGACATTTCTTGTCTCCATAAAACAAAACTCGCCGTAGCGAGTTCAGATAAAAGAAAACCCGCACTCGGCGGGTTCGCATTCGTTCAAATTGCGTTTACTTCTTGGCGTTCTGTTCATCCATATCGATATACCATGGGTTGCTTCCCTTGGGCATGTTTAACGACTGCTCGCGATAGTATCTGATGCGCTCCATGAAATGCTCGCGTGAGTGCTCAGGTTGCTCTCATGATACCTGCTCAGTGATAACAGGTATGTTAAGGCGCTCTCTGTACTCCATGCCTGATGCTGCAAGGTCAACGTTTACCTTGTTCTGTTTTTCTTTCGATTTCTCGGCGATGTTATGCCTGACATTGTCAACCCGCCTCCTTCTGAACATAACGGTGATAAATCAGTCCCTGAGGGCCATAAGGAAGCGGGATGTGCAACTCCTCTGGTTCAGAAACTATCCATTCTCCGGCCATCTCCGCTGGAGAGGTAATGATAAGTTGTTTGCTAATAAAAGGACCACTCCTCTCAACAACAAGCTTACCATCTTCATTAATAAAAGCTTGGATGTCAGGTGTGCTTCCACACTTGGTGATGCAGCGTTTGAACATTTTGTGTCCCCCCCATTTTATGTACGGGGTAATTATAACACATTGAAATATAGTAATATTTGACGTAGATTTCTTTTGATCTATAAGCGATTTTTTAATGCTTTTAAGTTATAAATACTTGTTTTCATCACCCATCTTGCTGCGGTGCTACTATTGAAAAGTGCTCACACCCTTTAGCCCAAATAGTTTTGATAGTTGTCCAACTGACTGGAACCTTGATTTCGATTCTCCCGCTACAGTCACAAGTTTCGCAATCATCATCACCAAAGCATTCCGGGCAGCTTATAAACGTAGTTTCTGAAAATTCACCGGATAGCACACCCTTAGCGCCGTTCTCGGCTGTTAGTCTCTTCGGCACCATGACCCAACCATCCGGAATTACCGGAGAGTTGCCGGGTTCTTTAATGTGCAAGCGAGGCTCACCATCTTTTGGCTCAGGCCACTGGCGCTCCATGTTGATCTTCAATTTATCTTCCATAGCAGCGGTAATTTCAGCATCGCTGATGCCAGCACGGCGCTGTGAATCCCACAACAGAAACTGCATATCAGCCCACTCGCTAAGATCGTCTGGTTCGGCTGCGGCTTCCAGTGCCTCTTTTGAGAGGTGTTTCAGTGGACCAATGGGGCCAACGCAGCCAAATGTGGAGTCAGACCATTTGGCATGCTCGTGGCGAATCTGTTCGCGTTCCAGTGATGCCAGTGCAATTCGTGCCAGTTCCATTTGTTCGCCACGAGTAAGCCCGTTTTCAAGCGGATTTTTAATGAATAATTCGATACGTTCTTTGGTAATAGTGGTCATAGCTATTTCACCTTAATCTCAACATTTCGTAGCTTTAGCTCTACTGGCAGGTCTGACTTTCCTGTTAATGCTAATGCGAGATTTTCTGGGGTAATGAGAGCAGTTATTGCTTTCCCCATTGCCAGACGAATAATTATTCGTATTTCGCGATCGTCACATGCTCCTGGTCGAACGATTGATATTTGTCCGTCCATCTCACTCTCCTTTGATGCGAATGCCAGCGGAGCGGATTGCAGCGATGACTTCAGAAACTTTGTATGCCATTACCGTTTGGTAATCATCGTGAAAATCTGTTCGATGAAGCATGCTGCTACGTTCCGGGAGCAGTATTTCCCGCACCTCCAGTTCTGCTATGCGCTTTTTTGCTGTTTCCAGCTCGCCCAGCAGCGCTAAGACGGTAGCCGGATTGGCTGCAGCGATGAATTCAGCATTGGCCTGCTGTTCCATTTGGAAATCTTCATCGAAACCGCTTTCAGGATGCGCTCCTTCAATTCTGCAAATGGGAAGATATCCAACAACTTCACGATGAATTAGCGCATCATCACAATCAAATCGGCTCTCTCCATATTCGAGCGACCACACACCACACGTTGCTTTCTCTGCTTTTTCACGCAGTGCCTGATAATCAATCTTGCTCACTGGTTGCCTCCTTTACGAAGCTGGTCGGCGAACAAACGTACACTAGACGCTTCACTGCGTAGAAACTTAACGGCATAATCAAAACCACCTCGTTCTGCGTCGTCTGCTACGTTGTCGAGGTTATCTGCGTACATCTCTACCCCCTGCGCCCGTACTTCAGCCAGGAAAGCATCGGTGGCTGGGGTGTCTGATTGCAGAGACTTTGCGCGATAGTCATTCCACCCTCTTGCATACATGGGATTAACTTGCACTCCATCTTTTACGCAATATGCCTGCCCTCCACGGTTGATAACCTTGATTTCGTCCATAGCGCCAGACTTCATCCCCGCATTCTCCGCTGCCAGCGCCGCGCACTTGGCCTCCGCTTCAGCAAATTTACGCACCAGATATTCAGCGTTTGTTTCGTTATCAGATTGTTGTTCTGCCATACGCTCTGCATCGTCAATGTAAACTGATGCAGAGCTTTGTTTAGCCAATGATTCTTCAATCGCTGCAATTATCTCTGAGTTCAGCGACCTGTTATTCATCTTCGCGCGCTGTTTAATTTTCGCGTGGAGTTCATGCGGAAGTCTCAAGTGAAACTGCGCCTCGTCGTATTTGCTGTACATCCTTGATGCCTCACCAGTTGGGTGGAATGGCATCGTAACCTACTGGATAAATACTCAATAGTACCATTTCGGTATGCAATCACATCATGGTTGCATCATATCATTCGTCTGGAGCAATGAAATGTCAGATATCACCGCAAATGTTGTGGTAAGCATGCCTTCGCAACTCTTCACTATGGCGCGTTCTTTTAAAGCCGTAGCCAATGGCAAAATTTATATCGGAAAAATTGACACTGACCCGGTAAATCCAGAAAACCAGATTCAGGTTTATGTAGAGAATGAAGACGGCTCTCACGTTCCTGTTTCGCAACCAATCATCATTAATGCTGCTGGATATCCGGTATATAACGGACAGATTGCCAAGTTCGTAACTGTGCAAGGCCATTCTATGGCTGTTTATGATGCGTATGGTGCACAGCAGTTCTATTTTCCGAATGTGCTGAAGTATGACCCCGACCAATTGCGTCAGCAAATTGAAAGTAATGGGGGCGCATCAATAATAGGGACGGCAACTGGCACTACTGTTCAGGAAGAGTTAAATAAGTTAAAGAGTCTTCCTTTTCTGTATCCAGAGCTCTATTTTGATGGGAATGAGGTGGATCATACATTAGCGTTTAAAAAAATGTATGCAGACGCAAAGATATTGAAAAAATCGGTTGTTGCTACAGGGAATTATGTTCTCACGGCAAGTTCCACAGACCCGATTGAAATAACAGTTAGCTCAGATATGAGTGATGCAACAGTGACGTGCTCTACATATCAGGGTGGAGATGTCTGGTCTTTGGACAAGACACTATTTGAAATCGCTCAGGATGAAAATGATGTCACTGAAATGTTTTCCGCAGTAAGTTACCTGAAAGGGCAGACGAGCTTCCCTGTTACCGGGTTACAGGGAACTATTATTCTTGATTCTACAGATGTTGTGATGGTGAGAAATAATGGTGGTAGTCTGTCAGACCAACTAAAAACAGAAGTTCACGAAATCGATCCAGACGGCACTCTGAGATACAGAAACTACTACACTTATAGCGCGGCCCCTTCTGTCTCCTATAAGCCGTTTGTCAACACAATGGTAGTCAAGCCACCTCGAGTAGCACTAGATGGTGCGCGCATCAATAACATCATTCTATGCGAGAGAAATAATACCGTAATTGAGGGTATGACCGTCACTATCAGTAACAATGGGAGCGCACGTCAGGCGATTAACTTCCAGAGGTGCTCGCGCATTAAGGCGTCAAAAATCTATATGTCACCGGTTGGCTACCTTGGTGAAACAGCACCATCGGTACCAGCGGGAAGGAACGAGGCTGCTTACTTTATCCTCGCCACGAAATGTTCTGATGTAGTAATAGAGGATTGCGCAAATATCAATGGCTGGGGTGGGTTTGATGGGAATATGACACGTAATGTGCACATAAACCGTTGCGATCTGGCGGGGGTAGGCGGTCACTACAGCATGTCTGACATTTACGTTAATGAGACAACCGTACGCTACCATTGCGCGGCGCAAGGATGGGGGGAATGGGTTGCCACTAACTGCAAGCACCTCGGCATGTACGGCAAAGATGTACTGGAGTTCTTTTCTGTTAAGCGTGATTATATGTCGTCGTGGGATGGTGAAATAAGAGTTCTAGGTCTGAGGTCTATTATACCTTCAACCTGTACAGGCTATTTTGTCGTTTCAAGCATAGAGCCTAAATACAACGGGAATTTCATGGCAACCAGTCCTGATGTATTAATTAAAGATGTATCAATTGATCTATCAAATGCTTCAGGGTTGGTTGACCTTAGGATTTTAGATTTAGGCATCTCGAGTGGTAGTAACTTCGAGCAGTTCATGATTCTTCCAAATAAGCATCACATCGAAAATGTGAGGGTTGTTGGGAATAGATCCTATAATTATAATCTAAGTGCGAATGTGGTTTACAATCAAAGGAACTACTCACTACTTACTTCTGAACAATTAAATGCAATATCTGGGAGAGGTAAATATGTACTAACAGTAAAGGATGTAGACCTATATAAGTTAGGTAATACAAATCAAGCATCTAATCCAAGATATAATATTCAATCATTTAAGTTTACCAACAACGGAATAGCTCAAGAGCTATACGTGGAAAAAAGCTATAATTGTGTCCCATATATAAGTGCATGGAATGATATGATAGTACGTGTCTCAGAACAGGATATGTGTATGGGATATATTGATGGAGCCGTTACAAGAACGTCAGTTTCATATAACAGAATATATTTCAGCAAATGTAGAATTTATGGGCTAGGATGGACCTCTTCAGGAGGATATAGGACGGGTATATTTGACTTCAATGGTTGCGTTTTTGGGTGGATGTCATCTATTACTGGGGTTACTGAAACAACAAATAGTACAATAGGTTCACTGTTTGGCGGGTCTGAAGCTAACAATACGGCGACAGGGTTAGCTTATGGTAATGCTATTTTCCTGCCAGTTAACTCTTTCCAATTAGTTGATGCAAAATTCAAAACTAGAATGGTTGAAGGGTACGCAAACTCTGGTATATATATTGTTTAAAAGAAGCCCGTTAGGGCTTCTTCATTTCATACAGATCGAATGGATAAGCCCACGTAAGCATATATCGGATCTTATATCTTTCATTAATCTCCTTGCAAACGGATGCTAGTGATTTGTCACTTGTGCACACATTATGCTTTGTGATTATGAATTCTGGTTTCTTTTTTATTTCACTAATAAAGAAATTACTTTCATTACGTCCATACATTATCTTTGAGTGATTATCCCATACCAGGTTTATAGATGGGTTTATGCTTGAGAAGTAGAATGGAAGGTGAGACGACCGAATCGGAAGAACCTTTTTATCTCCGACAATGGAAGAAAGCTCATCAAATCTACTGTCAATTCCCTTGATATTAAAATCAACAAATCTGCTTATCATCAATGGCGCTCTGTTTATAGTGTCATTTATAGACATGAATAAAACAGGGAATGCAAGTAAAATGGTTGCCTTGATGCCATTTTCTTTCATTAAGTGAATGACGAACAAAGACATTATCACAGCAAAAAAAGTGAAATAATGTTGGTATTTGTATCCTGATGATATGGCGGCAAGGTAGCAGCCTGGAAGACAAAGCAAATAAGGTATGAAACTTTTCAGACTTAAGTTGCTTCGTAGCGAAGCATACATTACTGGAATAAAAGAAGAAACCATTCCCATGAAGTAAATTGCAGATGAGTATAACGGCATGCTGTACTTACCATAGTTGGCTATGAAAGTGTATTGCATAGCCACATACTCAACTAATGCGCTAGTCCCTCCTAATACTACCACTGGCAGAAGTAACAGCAAGAAGCATGCCGCAAAGCCAGCTGAGTATATAAGTATATTTTCCCAGCGTGATTTCTTCAGTAACTTAAAGAAGTAATGAAGAGTTGGAAGTAAAAGGCATATTGAAGATAAATAGTTGATATTAAAAGCTATACAGCAAAAAATGCCAGATAAGAAAGCATCCTTCTTGCTGTAATTAGTCATAGAGCCTATTGACAGAATGATGAAAGCAGCAGAAAACAACTCTGTATTACCTGAAAGTTGATAACTGAATGCTGTGCATGCACATATTGCCAGGCAGCTTAATATTAAATCGCCAAATTTAAGGGTTTTTCTATTGATAAATACCGCTATTCCTATAATGAACGCCATTGAAGAAAAAGCGAAAAATCCAGTCTTGAATGGGTAAATTAAAGATAGAAGACCGTATATATAATAGATTGCAATTGGTTTGTGGTCGAATACATAACCATAAGGTGCTATTCCATCAAGTATGAAAGCTCTTCCTATTATCGTATATATGGCAGGATCATGATCTACGAGCGGAGATACTGCGTATACAAAAAAGTATACCAGCAAGATTATAAAGGCAAATAAATAAACTAATCTATTAGTCTGGACTGTCATCTTTTATCCTTAATTATATATCTTGGTCTTGCTTTAACTTCCACGTATATTCTTCCTATATACTCACCAAGAACACCTATACCAATCAATTGCACTCCACCAAGGAACAGAATAGACACAAGTAGTGATGGATAACCACGTACTGCATTACCGAATACCAGGGTGTCGAAAATCATCCAAGCTCCGTACAGAAACGATAATACAGCAACAATTAGGCCGATATAGGTCCACATGCGTAAAGGGAAGGTAGAAAAGCTAGTGATACCTTCAAGGGCAAGATTCCATAGTTTCCATCCATTGAATTTTGAATCGCCAGCAACACGCTCAGCGCGTGCATATTCCACTACATCGGTACGCCCGCCAACCCAACTTAAAACCCCTTTCATGAAGAGATTTCTCTCAGGCATGAGCTTGATGTTCTCGACTACATCACGAGACATTAATCGAAAATCACCGACATTCTCTTCAATTTTTGGGTTGCTGATTTTGTTATGCAGTTTATAAAACCATTCGGCAGATTTTCGCTTCAAAGCGCTATCAGTTGAGCGGTCAGATCGCTTAGCCAGGACCATATCTGCTCCGCCCTGCCATTTCTCAATCAGATGAGGAATGACTTCAATCGGATCCTGAAGGTCAACATCAATCGGGATTACAGCATCGCCATTGGCATGTTCAAGCCCAGCAAACAGAGCCGATTCTTTACCAAAGTTGCGCGTAAATGACAAAGGAACAACTAGGGGATCTGAAACAGCCAGAGCGTTAATGATTGACTCCGTAGCGTCTTTACTGCCGTCATTTATGAAAACAATTTCCACTTCATATGGCTTCAACTCTTCGAATTCACGTACCGTTTTGTAGAAAATAGGTATCGCATCTTCTTCATTGAAGACAGGAACGACCAGAGATATCTTCATTTCGCATCCCTAAAGACAATGAACTTTGAATAGACGAAACCGCACACCAGGCTGATGGCGGAGAAGGTAACAAGAGTGACAATTGGAGGAAGTGAACATCTATCAGCAGCCCATCCAACAGTAGCACTCAGCGTTCCCATGAACCCGACATATAACATGTAGCGCATCGTTGTAGTCGATGCTTTGAATGTGAATTTTGCATTCGCGAAGAAGCTAAAGCTCACAGCTACAACGAAACCTGCGAAGTTTGCAACAGCCTGATTGGTATGCGCGGCATAGATACATACACCAAAAACCACCCAGTGTATAAGTGTGTTCAGCACACCAATCGAGGTGTACTTTGCAAATAGCTTTAACATTTCTTCTATCAGCTAATAATCAAAGGCATGAAGTCTATCATCCAAGTCTCAATCGATCGATACTTGCTGTGGTTGATGGGACAAAACTGAGACACAAAAAGCTTTGCACTGGATTGCAAGGCTTTGTGCTCTTCGATAGTGGTTAAGGTGGATCACTCCACCTTTTCATCAATCTAATCCACCCACCACTGCATCATTTCTCTGCGCTTATCGTGGCAGATGCCTCACTATCACACGGTGATGGTTCATTACTGGTTTGCATAATGGATAGAGAACTGAGGATAAAAGATATCCCAAAACCCCAAAATCTCACCTTTAGGATTTGCAGAAAGGGAGGCGTGAACAAATACCTTCGCATGAAAACGGAACTAGTCCAGATGTGATGTTTGTGGTGATCACATACATCATTAACGATGCTCGTTATGGTGAGTTTGATGACTACCAGCTGAAGTGAAAATTGTGTTGTGTACCAAATTGCGTACCAAACTAAAATCACAAATCATGAAACCCTTGTTCATGGCGGTTCTCAGGGGTATTGCGCGTAATCGTGAAACAAAAAGGTAGATTGTTGCTTACCGTCATTCATCATTAGGTTAAATCCGTTATTTCTGCTGTC